CGCCCTGATTTGTCTGCGATTATTTTTACCGCATAAAAAAATAGGCTACAGGAATGTCTAAACAACCTATATCATACTATCAACTCAATCCCGTTAGTCAATCCTGAGCAATCCTCGTAAGCCGTTAATTGAGGTATTTTACCCCACCTCAAAAAGTACTTGACAAACCTTATAAACTGTGGTATATATACCCACATGAGGCAAAATACCCCACTGGTAGAAAAGAAGGTGTTACGAAAAGGTTACAAACATGCCAACAGAGAAACAAAACAGATTGTTCTGAGAAAAATCAGGCAGGGATTTAAAACCAAAATAGAAATCGCTCAATCAATAGGTGTTACACCCAAAACTATATATCAATGGATTAATGAGGAAAATCAACGGCTTGAACTGCTAAAACCAGATCAGAAAATTAAACTCTGGGAACGAGAGGCAATAAAAAATCAACAGCTCGCAGCTACGGCAAGAGAGAGCCTACAGAACGAGCTGGAAATTAATAACACCTCAGTCTCAATCGACCAAAAAGCCAGAATCATGCATTCTGCCTCATGGTGTGCGGGCGTTGCATGGGATAAATCTCGGCTTGAGGCAGGTCTGTCCAATGTAAATATTAGCCTACATACAGAGGTGATTGAGAGTCAGCAGCGGATAGACGATTTAAAAAAAATGCTTACAGATACAGCGATAGAGATGGATGTAATAGATGTATAATCCGAGGAGGTAGCAATTTAACATAATGCTATTTGCTCACAGGCTGGAGACAAGGGGGTGGGGAGGGGAGAGAAAAACAAGAGAGAAAGCAATAAAGTACCTTCACCCTATTGGAGAGAATATCACAAAAGGGGTTATTGTTCACAAACAAGCAACGATAGACCATACAGCAGTTCCATACAAACTTGATAGCAGGAGTTTTTATAAATGTATATAGGGATAAAATGGACAGGGTTAAAATAGAGAGATTAATAGCAGAAGAAGAGCAGAAGTTAAAGGTATTGACGGAGAGGGCAAAGGAGTATGACCCATTTTGGTATTGGATACCCAATGAGGGCAGGGTTACAGATGAAGGCAGGGAGGTACTGGCAAAATATTTAAAGCCTGAGGACATACCTGACACAGTCAATGGGCAAACAGACAGGCTTTTAAGTAAGACAGAAATAAATGGGACATCTGGCGGAAACAGGTCTGGCAAAACGGAAGTTGAGACAATAGACGGTTATATTAAGGCTACGGGTGAACTACCCAACAGTTTAAAGCATTATGAAAGCCATTTCGGGGATGTAATAAGAAGGGCAAAAAGTAAGGTTGTAATGGGGAGAGTAACGGCGGTAGATAATAAACAGTTACATAGGGTAGTTTTGGCTGCATGGCAGAAATACGCTCCGAAACAATATTTAAAGGGTAATGACTGGGATAAGAGTTATTCAAAGGAATTTGATATTTTAACTCTTTACAGGGGTGGAAAAATATGTTCTAAGGTAGAGTTCATGACCAATGAACAAGCTGTTAAGTCTGCACAGGGAAATGATTTGGATTGGGCTAAGTTTGACGAAGAACCGGATAGGGATAAATGGAAAGAAACGCTGATGAGATTCGGGACATCTGATAAGCTTGATGCTTCAATAGCATGGACTCCTACGGAGGGACTTACGTGGGCTACAGAGTTATTTCACAATGGAGTAGTGGATAATGAGGAGATTAAGAATTCCACGTCATTGTTTAAGTTCACACCTGTAAGCAACCCCTATGTAAATAAAGAAACGCTGATTAAGATTATGGATGAATTTGCAAAGGTTTCAACCTATGACGAAATGAGAATGAGACTTTTGGGAGATGCTATAAGTTTAAGCGGATTGATATATTCGGGTTTATTTAATAAAAGAACTCATGTAATCAAGCCGTTTAAAATAGACCATCATAAATATATGGTTTATCGTGGCTTAGACCCCCACCTTGTAAAACCAACCGTATGTGTAGAAATGGCGGTAGATAGGGATGGTTTTGAATATGTAATTGGGACATACAGCAAGGTGGCCGATACAGCAGAGATTAAGAAGGATTTGTGGCAGAGGGCAGAAGACAATAGATATAGGCTGGGTAGAACTGTCTGTGATAAATCTGCCGATTCAGACATTGAGATACTCAAAAGAAATATTTATAAGGAACTATCTACCGGCAAACATGCTATTCCGGCGCTTGTGAGGTCTGAAAAGTTTGATGGTTCAATTAAAGCTGGCGTTGACCAGATGAAACAGTTATTAAAATCAGACCCGAATAATACAGTAGAGGCTTTGAGAAAACCAAGACTCTACATATTTGATATACCTGAAAATCAGTTGTTGATAAAGGCTTTCCAAACTCTTGAAAGAGATACATATAATAACGAGGATAAGAAGGGCATTAAAGATAGGATAGCCGAAGGCAAGCATGACGCTCATGCTTGTTTGAGATATATCCACCAGACAAGAGTTGTATGGCTTCCCAAGACGGAATTTAAACCGCAACCCCAAATGGAGGAATGTTATGTTTAACAGAGGTTATTGTGACTGATATGAATGACAGCACATTAGAAAAACTGCGTAAATACAAAGAAGAATCAGAGGCGTTAAGGCGTTCTTACGATAATAGATGGGCTAAGAACCTTAAACTTTTTAGAGGAATATTCAGGGATATAGAAACTACCTTTTCAAAAGTGCGGAAAAACAGAGAAAAGATATTCTTTAGAAAAATCTGGTCGTCAATATGGCGTTTAACCGCATCTATGTATTATGCGTTTTTAAAAGACCCCGACACTTTTAAGATAGAAGGCAGGGATATGGTTGATGACCCTGCAAAGGCAGCAGTCCTTCAAAAAATAGTTGAGTACCGCAGAGACAGAATGTATAGGCATCAGAATTTATTTATTAAATTTATATGGGGATTTCAGAATATATTTATCTATGGCTGGAGTTGCGGGAAAATAAGCTGGCAGTTTAAGCAGGATGAAGATGGCAATATAACAAAAGACGAACCTGAATTTATTTTATATCCTAATGACCAATGCTTTCCAGACATGTCGGTTGATTCCAAAGATAAGATGAGGTTTATGCACTTTTTAAATTATATGACTAAGGGTGAACTTGAAGAAGAAGGATTTTTAGAATTAGAGGATTTACAGCCCGATTCAGTTGATTCCAATGTTTTAAGATTGGCAAGATTCCAGAAAGAAAATGACCCCATTTCAAACCACAGTAACGCCACAAGCTATGCATCTCCAATGGGCGGAGAATATCCGAAGGCCGGGACTGGGAACGATGAAGACACAGTTGAGAAAAATATCCAGAGATATAAAATTTACGAATCATTCTGGAAAGAAGGGGACAAAATAAAATTTGGCTACCATCAAAATTTCAAGACATGGTTAAGGAAAAAGGATATTGATTATCCAATAGAATCGCCTTATGGAGACAAGATACCTGTTATTATGGGGACTTGTCTGACAGAACCACATAAATTATTGGGTGAGGGATTCCCTGAACCACTTGAAGCTCCGCAGGAATCAATTAATTACATTTTAAACATGAGGAAGGATAATGTAGCCCTTGCAATGTCAGGTCATACATTTGTAAATAGGTTTGGAGGAGTTGATTTAGAAAGCCTTATGAATAAGAGTTCTTCAAAATATACTCTTATGGATGATACAGATGCAGTAAGGCATGAGCAAATACCCGATGTTACACAGTCGGCTTACATTGAAGCAAATGCAGACGAAGCCATGATGCAGGAGATGTCCGGTGTAACAGCAGGCAAAGAGGGTATGGGGAAGGAAACAAAAGCTACTGTTGCACAAATAAATTATACAGAATCCAATGCAAAGATAGATTTATATATAGCAATAGTCGGTGAGACATTTATGAAAGATTTTTATTCTGAACTTGCCAGACAGGTACAAAGATTTGAGTCAGATATAAAGGTTTATCAGATAGCTAATGAACATTTAAGAGTTCAAACACAGAATCCTGCCATTGAAAATCTTTATGATTTGGATTTTGAGGCTGACTGTATTATTAATGTCGGCTTGGGAACTGTAGGCAGAGAGGTAGAGTTGAGACAGTTAATGCTTGCTTACGATAGAGGCATTATGACCTTGCAGGCGACTGCGAATCTTGCCAAGTTGGGGGTTATGCCACCAGAGGGAATGCAAGTTCCCAATATGTCTAAGATATTTGAAATGATATTAATTAAGCAGGGTCATAAAAATATCAAAGACTTTTTCATTCAATTACCGCCTCCCCAGATGTCCCCAGAAGGTCAGGGTGGTCAAGGTATGGGCGGGGCAATACAGCCACAGGTTGGCGAGACTGTTATGCCTACAGACATGAACATGATACAGGCTGGAAGCATGGGCGGAATATAATGGAATTTCAAGATAAAGAGTTATACGACAAATTACATAAAGCAGGGCTTCTTGAAAGAATGAAGACAGATGAAGGCTTTAAATTACTTCAGGAGGTAATGGATAAGGCTGTTAATTACTGGACTGATTATTTTGTTTTTAAAGTTAAACCATCAGATATAGGAGAGGTTGCAAGGGTTCAATCTATGCTCAGGATTTACAAGCATGAGTTTTTTAAAAATTTGAATTTAATAGACTTGGAAGGCGAGGAAGCATACAATCGCCTACAGGAACAAAATAACGGCAGTCTGTCCGATACAGACAATCGGGACTAAACCCGTAAAAAGGAGATAGTATGACAAAGGCAGAGTATTATGCAAGAAGGGGAAAGGCTAAGGGAGTAGAATCTACAGCAGAAGGGCTTTCAATCCCTAATGCTGAAATGGCAAACCCTGTCGGACAGAACGATGTAGTTATGTTTGATGATAGGGAGTCCATATATGCCGAACACCTTAAAGCATCTTATCCTGAATCCGCTCCAGTAGAAGCGGAAACTGAGCCACAAAAGGCAGAGACTTCACCTTCTGAGCCAGAGATAGAAAAAGAAGTCAAATCTGAATCCGCTCCAGTAGAAGCGGAAACGGTGGAAACACCGAAAGAGGATAAGGGCTATACTCCTGTCTTAGACAAGAGTAAAGAAGATAAATTTGTCCCCTATGGAGCTTTGAAAGAGGAGAGAGAAAAGAGAAAAGAACTTCAAAAACGACTTGACGAAATAAGTCAATACGAATCAGCAGAAGAGCACATCCCCAAGTCTGATGATGATTTTATAACAAGAAAAGACATTAAGGACTTGGAGGGCTATATAAGAGGTCAAGCTGAAAGAGAGATAACCTTGCGGAGAGAATCTAACATCAGACAAACAAATGATGTCCTTGAAAAAGAAGGCGTCTATGGGTTTTCAAGTGTGGGAAGGCACCTGGTGTTGTCTAAGCTGGTTGAAATCTCACAGCAAGACCCCGGATATGCACAGGCTCTTGATAATCCCGAAGGCTGGGCTCAAATTTATAAAACAGAATACCCAAGCCTTAAAAAGATGTTTGTAGAACAGGAAAGGGATAAGAACCTGAAAGATAAAGAGCTGCTCAAAAAAACTGCTGGTCTTGTAACGACACCGGGGAAAATACCCGAATCTCATAAAGAAGAAAAGAAGGAACTCTCCTATGAAGAAACAAAGAAAAACTATGGGGACATGAGAAACAAAAGTTTAATGTATTAAGGGAGAGACGATATGGCTAACGAAATGCTTTGGTCAACCCAGTCAGGATATTTGACCAATAATACTCTCACAAGAGAGTATCAGAGACAGGCTCAACCGTTAAGCCGCTTCCGTCAGTTTGTCAGACTCACTAAAGAGTATGGCAAACATAAGGGTCAGTCTGTAAACTGGCTTAAAGTAAGCAACATCGGGACCTATGGCGGTAAGTTGGTAGAAACGAACACCATGCACGAATCAACACAGCCTCTTGCATGGGGAACAATGAGTGTGAATGAATACGGTAATAGTGTCCCATTCACCTTTAAGGTAGATGCACTTTCTGAGTTCGACATCAAGGAGATACTCCAGACAGGACTTCTTGATGATACTGCTAAGTGTATAGACGGTGAGATTGAAAACCAGTTTTTTGCAACAGTCCTTAAAGCTCACGGGACAGCAACTGGTCATTACAGCCTTGCAACAACCGGAACTGTTGGCGGAACAAACACAGGCGGGCTTTCTCTGTATCACATCAGGAAGATAATTCTTGACCTGAAAAAGAGAAATGTTCCGGGGTATTCCAAACTCGGAGGCAAGTATGCTGGTATTCTGTCATTAGAGGCAGTAGAAAACATCCAGAAAGACATGATAGATGTCAAGAATATTCAGTATAGTGATGCTGGTATGGATATTGTTCTCAAAGGCGAAATAACAAGTGTTCTTGGTGTGAAACTCGTAGAGGATAGCTTTGCTACAAGGTTCATCTATGATTCCACAGCCAGAACAGCAACAGCCAAAGAGAGCAACAGTACCAAGACCAGAACGGGTCAGGCAACCTCGTGGACAAGTGCCGGTCAAGGTGGAGATGCCTATTTCTTCGGTTCTCCGACAGTAATGGAGGGTTTAATAGTCCCGGAAGAAATCAGGCGTAAGCTGGTAACGGACTATGGGCGTTCACATGGAATCGCATGGTATCTGCTCGCAGGCTGGAAGATAGAATGGGGCGATACCACAGCAACTGAGTCCGATGCAAGAATAATTCATTGGACATCACTATAAGGAGGTGAACGAATATGCCAAAGTACGATGACGCTCAGTATAGCACAAGATACCGTAAATGGTTTGGACTGGGAGCTAAGTGGGGCGGCGATGCACTGCCTTATCTTTACTCCTCTTTTGCGACATTAACAATAAGCGAAAAGGGAGTTAAGGCTGGCGGGTTCTTTCTCGGCACTCACGACCCCGGAACGCTTACCCATGTTGAAGCATGGAGACCTAACGGCGCTATAGAGATTAAGAAGATAGGCGTGTTTGTGTGTTCAACACTGCTTAACGCCTCAGAGGGTGTTACAAACTACCAGTTCCTTACAAGAGGGGCTTCTGCCTCAGTTTGCGGGAC